TTATAGTATTAATCTTTATCACATCTATGGGTATCTTTGGTTTCTTATCAAAGGCACACCTAGACCAAGTGCAACCAGTATCATCAAATAATATTAAAATAGAATTACTTAATACACAAATTGACCAACAAGAAAAAATTATAGAAAGGTCAAATAAAACACTTACTCTATTAGACAAGGCATTAGAAAAATATGTTGATATGGAGTATGTAACTAGAGGTTTAAAAGAAAGAGCAAAACAAAAACCAGAAAGAGACGCATTGACACTTGCTATAAACAATGCAAGTGATGTAATTGCAAAATTAACTACAGAAAAGGCTACTCTTAAATTAGAACAAGATAAGATTGAGGCCGAAGTAGGACCAATTAAATATATTGCAGAATTAATATATGGTGACGAGGCAAAGGACCATTTTGACAAAGCTGTTAGGTGGGTAATAATAGTATTAATCTTTGTATTTGACCCATTGGCTGTATTGTTATTGATAGCGGCCAACATATCATTAAGGAGTAGAAAAGTTGCCAAAGAAGAAAACGAAACCAAAATCCAAAAAGATTACCAAAAAGAAGCTACTAACGCAAAAGCTAGAGCGAAAAGAGTCAGAGATAACAACAAAGTTTATAAAGACTTTTTTAAAAAATTAGGTAGTAGAGACCTAAAAAATAGAGATTATGAAGCATTTTTTAGAAATATGGGTGCAGAGGAAATGAAGAAACTAGGTTTGGATCCAGACGAGATTAGACTTAAATTAGACCAGATAATGGAGTGGAATGAACTTCCTACGCAGAAATCAACACCAAATAAGCGATATTTGGAGGTTGACAAAAGTAAATAAATGGTATATAATGTAGTTATGATTAGTGAGAAATTAAAAGATAGACGAATCAAAAATGCTGAAACAGCATGTAGAGATTCAAGAACAGATTGGGCTAAGGATTACTGGTACAATGTGTTCTCTAAATTGTGTAAGATGTATGGCCGTGAAGATTATTTTAGAAAGGCGATTAATTAATGAATGTATTTTATGTAGATAAACATCCAGTAAGAGCTGCTGAACAAATGTGTGATAAACACATTGTCAAAATGATTTTAGAATCAGCACAATTACTATGTACTTGTCATAGAGTACAAGATGGTATAGAGTATTATGGTAAAACAAAAAATGGTAGAAAGATTAAAAGGTGGACACACCCTAATCCTAATTTAGAACCATTGTTATACAAAGCTGGTTGGGTAAAACACCCTAGTACAATATGGTTGTTTGAGTCAGCATATAATTATATTTGGTTATACAAACATATGATTGCTTTGAATGAAGAATATAAGAAAAGATATAATCATACAAAAAATCATGTAACGATTGATAAACTAGGTGAAGTTTTAAAACATCCACCAATGAATGCTAAATATAATGTAATTGCAACTGACCCTAAACCAGCAATGCCTGATTATTGTAAAATACCAGGTGACGCAGTAGGCAGTTATAGAAAGTATTATATTATGGAGAAACGAAGATTTGCGACTTGGAAAAGTCCAGCAAAAATACCAGAATGGTACATAGAAGGAGTAAAACAACATGCGTGAACAAATAATAGAGGCAATTAAGAAACATGCCGAAGGACATATAGCAAAGCATAAATCCAATGTAGAGGTTTTTTTAGAAAAGCCTGTTGGTGTTGCTAGTCATCCTGACCACATAGAAACAATCGAAAAAGAATTAAAAGAGATTGCTCACTATGAGGAACAATTAGAAGTAATTAATAAACACTTTACACACAAAGACCCATTTAAGGGATAAAATGCCAATATACACCTTTGAAAATAAGAAAACAGGTAAAGTTTATGATGATATGATGTCCATTGCAGAAAAGGAAGCTTTTCTAAAAAAGAATAAACACATTGAACAGAAACTTACAACTATAAATATATCAAGTGGTGTTAGAGGCATGGGTAATATGAAGAATGATGGAGGCTGGAAAGATAATCTATCAAGAATTGCAGACGCTCATCCGACCAGCGAGTTGGCACAACAACATAGAAAAAGGTCTATAAAAGAAGTAAAAACTCAACAAGTGGTAGCAAAACACCGTAAAAGACAACAAGGTAAAAAGTAATGGCAAAAGATATACCAGATTATTTAAGAGAATATGACCTTGACCAAGATTGGGGTTTTACACCAGTTAGTAAAGCACCTGAATCTACACCGAGTGTTGATACTTCCGTCATAGAAACCAATAATGTTGAATTGGCGAAAGTTAAATCAGATGTAGGTGATATTAAAAGTATGATGAATGAAATCATGCAAATAGTAGCAGAAAAAGATAAGGTAACCGAAGTATTAGAAACTGAAGATGTTACAAAAAGATTTAAAGAGGCAGAGAAATTAATACTTCCTTTTTTATACAATCTTATGAAGAGTGATGAACCTTACATACATTGGCCAAATAGAACACCAATTATTAAGGCACAGATAGAAAAATTTTTACAGATAACAAGAGGTAAATAATGAAGTTAAGTAATAATTTTAGTTTAAAAGAAATGACTGCTTCACAAACAGCAGTCCGTAAGGGTATTAGTAATAACCCTAGTGAAGACCACATGAACGCTTTAAAAGCATTGTGTGAGAATGTACTACAAAAAGTTAGAGACCATTTTGGTAAAGTAGTTACCATATCTAGTGGGTACCGTAGTCCAGAGTTATGTGAGGCAATAGGCTCAAGCAAAAATTCACAGCATGCTAAAGGCCAGGCGGCCGATTTTGAGGTGTTTGGATTGAGCAATGCAGAATTAGTAAAATGGATTTCTGAAAGTTGCGAATTTGACCAAATGATATTGGAATTTCATAATTTAGATGAACCTAATTCCGGATGGGTACATTGTTCTTATCGTGCTGATGGTGAAAACCGTAAGCAAATATTAAGAGCATATAAGAATGAAAGTAATAAGACTTGTTATGAGTCTTATGTTCCTAGCTGAAAAGAAGACCGAGAAGAGTTAAGAGGTGATTCGGAGAAGATAAAAGAACATATGTTAGATTACAGGTCAATCTAGGCTTGACAATATGAAATATAATGTATATAATATAGATATAAAATGATAAAGGAACTGATATGGCAAATTTTGTAAAATTAGACGAAAGTAAATTTCCTGATACAAAAGGAAAAAGAATTGATGGTATGCGTTTCTATGAAGTTGATGGCAAGGCGTATCCGTCTGTTACAACCGTATTAGGTGCTATACCGAAACCAGGTCTTATCGCATGGCGTAAGAATGTTGGTGAAGAGGCAGCCAAGTGGGAAATGAATAGAGCAGCTCGTAGAGGCTCTGCTACTCACACACTTGTTGAACAATATTTAAAAGGTGAAACACCATCTATTCGTGATGTGTTGCCTTTAGGAATGTTTAGATTATTAAAACCTTACCTAGACCAAATAGATAACATACACGCATTAGAGAGAATAATGTATAGTCATAAATTGACTATTGCAGGTCAAGTTGATTGTATTGCAGAATACAATGGTAAACTATCCGTAATTGATTTCAAAACAGCAAACAAAGAAAGAGTAGATAGTTGGAATGAAAACTATTATATTCAATGTACTGCTTATGCAACAATGTATGAAGAACTATTTGACACACCCATAGAACAAATTGTTATTCTACAAGCAGGTGAAGATGGTTCATGTAAGGCATTCGTAAAAAACAAAGCTGACTACGAAGAAAAACTTGGCAAAGTAATACAAGACTTTTATAAATATTACGAAGAGAAGACAAAAGGCACCTTGAAGTCATAATGGTCTCTTAAAAAGGAGCAACCAATGTTAAAAAAAAACTTGTTGTTGGCCTTTTTGCTAACTTTTATACTAGTAACTAGTGTAGCTACAGCAGACCATAAGCCAACAACCGAATATGAAGGACTAGAATGGTCACAAATACCTGTTATTTGTGGTACAACAGACGCAGTAAACGAATATCTAGTACATAACGAGTTTGAATTACAAAATTTATCTGTAGGAAAAGAAAACGCCTCACCTGGTGGTCAAAGTGTTTATATGGTAAGTTACTTTATAAACAAAGAAAGAACTGAAACTATGGCTGTAATTACAGCACCATCAGCATTAGAAAGTTGTATGTTATTCAGGTCTTTTGAATTAATGTTTCCCGGTTTAATGTTATAGTCAACCACACTTTACATTTTTAAAAGGATGTGATACAATTATATTATGAACAGCAAAGAATTTAGTTTAATTATTGAAGGTGTGGTCAAAGACAAAAGACCAATCACTTACATGGACGCTATATTATGGTATTGTGAAGATAATCAAATAGAGGTCGAATCAGTAGGCCGTTTAATTTCAAAAGCACTAAAAGAAAAAATACAAGTAGAGGCATGTAAACAAAACCTAATTAAGGTTGAGGCTACAGGTAAATTACCAATATGAAAAAGTATAAAAACAAAATTGAAGATTTTTTTAAATGGGTCAAGGGTACTGAACTTGTTGAACTAGATGATATAGATGTAGCAGAGGATCCTGTTAGACCTGAATTGACTTTAGGTTTTAGAATTACACATGGTAGAAAAATATTTGGTCTAAAATATAATAATCAAATAGAGGCAATAGTTTGTGTTGCATTATGTCCTGAAGTACCATTTACTGTTAGAGAAATGGATTACATGTCGCAGGCTGCTAATCAAAACGGACACGGCGAAATAGTTGTGGCATACACCGTTTGGTCAAGAAAAAGAGGTGCAGGCAGAGAGATTATACAAAAATTAAGAGAGTGGGTAATAGAAAGAGATTTTAAAAGATTACTTACACTATCACCGTTAACACCTATGGCAACACATTTTCATATTAAGAATGGTGCTACACAGGTACATATAAATGAAGAAACACAAAATTTTGAATATAAATTATAACAAACCAAACCCTATGGCAAAAGAAGTTAGAACACCAAAGTATAAATCACAGGTGGTCAAACCTAAAAAAGGTAAGGGTAGTTATAAAAGAAATAAAGGTATATGATGTATGGCGGTTTTGATGTATTTAAAACATATTTGGCAGTTAAGAACCACTTTACTACCGATTATGATTATAACAAATATGGTGGTAGAGTTACGGCAAAGTTGGAAAGCTTTACTAAACGGCCTGATAGGTATTTCTTTCATAAGTTATCTAAAAGATATAATGAGCGAGATATACTGGATTTTTTTGTTAGTAATTTTGCTGTTGATGGTAATAAGTGGATTGGTAATGTATTAAACAATGAGGGTGCTGAAAATTATACCAAGTATAGAAAATATAAAGAGTCATTTGAGTACCATTTTAGGAACGATTGTGTGGCTATTCGCAATGATTTTGACAACAAGTCTATTCTTTTTGATGATGGCTTTAATGTACATAGCGGACAACATCCTAGAGTTTTACGATTACATATACAGAGGAAAATTCACATCCAGACCACCATCATACTTGACTCAATACTATCGTTTAGTAAGGTATGGAATAAAGAAATTAGCGAAAAAGTTGTATGGCCTAAAATCTCACATACGCTTGCCAAAATGAAACCATTTGTGTCATATAATCAAACACAGGCAAAATTGATTATGAAAGATGTATTTGTATGACAATAGAACCTATTAAAGAAAAGTTGGACGATAAGATATCAAAGTTAAATAGCACAAGAGTAATAAAAAAGATAACACCAAGATATGACCTATCATGGTATATAAAATGGACTGCTAGTGTATTTTTGATGATTGCAGTTTGTGTTAGAGCTTCTGACTTCAATCATATGTTTGATTTATATTTTAGTTTTATAGGTACAATAGGTTGGTTGATTGTAGGTTTTTTATGGCATGATAGAGCATTGATATTTTTAAATGCAATTTTATCAACAGTATTATTAATTGGCATATTAACAGAATTAACAAAGTGTGCTAGTTGTATGATACCGTTATGATAAAATATTTTGATGAAGAATGGCCAAAAGAAGAAGAGATATTAAATATTGGACTAAAAATGTCCAAACAAAATAAAGCAGACAGAAAAAAAATGAAAAGAGTATTTTGTATTGGCAACGGTGAAAGCAGACAAGGCTTTGACCTAGAAAAATTAAGACAACATGGTACGATATATGGTTGCAATGCTATATACAGAGATTTTATGCCAGATGTATTAACTGCTGTAGACCATGGTATTATGCATGAAATTTATCATGCTGGTATAGCACAAAAGATACCTTGTTATTTTAGAGATTGGACTAAAGTACCTGCTATGACTTATGAATCAATGTTATATGCTGGTGCAGATAAATTAGAGGCAGATGAACATTTAAAATATGTTTTAAAATCAAATGATAAAGGCGATAGTAAAGAATATGTAATGCATGGTTCTAATATTCAAGGCATAGTAAATATGATAAAAAGAGAACCAGATAAATTTAAAAAAGACATTATGTATTTGGAAAAGAAAGAAATTAATCATGCAACAATTAAAGTATCTTGGATAAAAGAACCTGATTATTCTGTATCATTGACCGATATAATGACAGAGAAAGATAAACCAAGAGACCATGGTTGGGCTTGTGGTGCAAGTGCAGGTTATGTAGCAATTCATAGAGAACAACCAGATGAAGTATATTTGATAGGTCACGACTTACATAGTACAACAGACAAGGTCAATAATTTATATAAGGGTACAAAACATTATGTAGCACCAGAAAATGGTCCTACGCCTGCTGTGAACTGGATAAACCAATGGTATACACTAGCAGATTGGTTTCCTGATATAAAATTCATCAAAGTAAACAGATTTAATGATGGTAGGGACAATATAA